AACTTTGTAACTGCGGGTCCAGTTACTTTAACACCATAAAATTATGACATACGCAGAATTAGTACAAAAAATTAGAGATTACACAGAAGTAGATTCAAATGTTTTAACATCTACGATTGTTGATGGCATTATTGAAAATGCAGAATTTAGAATATTTAGAGATGTTGATTCAGATAACAATAGAAGATATGCAACAGCAAATTTAATTACCTCACAAAGATTTATAGATGTACCTGCTGATTTATTAGTGGTTCGATCAGCTCAAATTGTAGATGGTGGATCAGGTGGTACTAGAAACTTCTTAGAATATAGAGATACAAGTTTTATGTCTGAATATAATTCAACAGGCGTGACTGGAGAGCCAAAATACTATGGTATGTGGGATAAAGATACTATTGTTTTAGCGCCTACACCAAGTTCAACTTATGAAATTCAATTAAATTATATCTTGAAAGATCCAGGTTTATCGAGTACAAATACAACAACATACCTAAGTAAGTATTTTCCCAACGGACTTTTGTATGCATGCTTAGTTGAAGCGTACAGCTTCTTAAAGGGGCCAAATGATCTCTTGCAATTATATGAAGGAAAGTATAAACAAGTGGTTGAAGGCTTCTCTATAGAACAAATGGGAAGACGAAGACGAGATGAATATCAATCAGGTGTTCCTCGAGTCGGAGGCAAATAAGGAGATAAACTATGGCTATAACACAAGCGATTGCAAATGCGTTTAAAAAACAATTACTGGAAGGTGATGCAAACTTTGCATCAGGTGGTGATAAATTTAAACTAGCTCTTTATACTTCTTCAGCAACTCTAAACTCAGCGACTACTTCTTACACAACTACTCAAGAAGTTTCTGCAAGTGGTTCTTACACAGCAGGCGGCGGTGATTTAACAGGTCAAAATACTTCAGTTGCATCAGGTGTTGCAATTGTTGACTTTGCAGATTTATCATTTACAGGTGTAACGTTGACAGCTAGAGGTGCATTAATCTACAACACATCTTCTGCAGTTACGAATGCAGCAGTTGCAGTTTTAGATTTTGGAGGAGATAAAACAGCTACATCAGGAACTTTCACAGTACAGTTTCCAGCATTTACTACAGCGGCAGCTATATTAAGAATCTCTGGCTAATAGGAGGTTAAATGGCATTAGTTGTAAATGACAGGGTTAAAGAAACCTCGACCACTACTGGTACAGGTACACTTAACTTAGATGGAGCATCTTTAGGATTTGAAACATTTGTTTCAGGTATTGGTAATGCTAATACAACTTACTATTCGATTGTAAATGAGAATGGTGAGTTTGAAGTAGGACTTGGTACTGTAACAGATGCTGCAACTGACACTTTATCAAGAGATACAATTATTTCATCATCTAATAGTGATGCTGCAGTAAACTTTTCTGCAGGAACTAAAGATGTATTTTGTACTCTTCCTGCATCTAAATCAGTCATATTAGATTCAAGTGGAAACATTGTTGCAAACAATGGATCTAACTTAACAAATTTAAATGCATCTAATTTAGCAACTGGAACAGTAGCTAATGCAAGACTAGATGCAGAACTTGCTGCAATTGGAGGATTAACTTCAGCAGCAGATAAAGGTATTCAATTTACAGGTTCTGGCACTGCAGGAACTTTTGATTTAACAACTGCAGGTAAAGCGTTACTAGACGATGCAGATGCTGCAGCACAAAGAACAACATTAGGATTAGGTTCAATTGCAACTTTAAACACAGTTACATTAACTACAGATACAACTGGGGACTATGTAGCAACTATCACTGCAGGAGAAGGTATTACAGGAGCAGCTTCTGGTGAAGGATCTACTCCAACATTAGCTGTAGATTTAGACGAATTAACTACATCAACTTCAGATGCAGATGGTGATTTTTTTGCTGTTGTAGATTCAGTTGGTGCTCAAAAGAAATTAACTAAAGCAAATATTAATATATCAGGATTTAATAATGATAGCGGATTTACTACAAATACAGGTACAGTTACTTCTGTTTCTGGAGGAAATGGATTAACAGGATCCGTTACAACATCGGGTTCTTTAGCTGTTGGCGCAGGAACTGGTATTGATGTAACTGCTGATGCAGTTGCTGTTGATGTATCAGATTTCATGTCTAATGGTTCTAATAATAGAGTTATCACTGCAACGGGCACAGATGCCATGAACGCAGAAGCTAATTTAACATTTGATGGTTCAGAATTAGCTGTTACTGGTCATGTTGTTCCAGGAGCAAATGACACTTATGATTTAGGTGAATCAGGAAATGTTTGGAGAAACTTATACACTGGAGACTTACATTTATCTAATGAAGCAAAAGAAGAAGGTAACGCAGTTGATGGTACAAAGGGTAATTGGACTATTCAAGAGGGTGCTGAAGATCTTTATTTATTCAATAACAAATCAGGTAAAAAATATAAGTTCAAATTAGAAGAGGTTTAGTAGCTCATGGCTTTTGGTATAACAGCTTTTGCAGAAAGTCCTTTTGCAGCTACAGGTTCAACCAGTGTTAATGTGCAAGTAACCGGTCAAGAACTTACTATACAAGAAACCAGTCCAGGTGTTGTTATAGATGTAAATGTTTCTTTAACCGGTCAACCATTAACAGCAACACAAGGTGATGTAAGTTTATTTATAGGTGTTGAAGTTTTTCCAACAGGTCAAGCTTTGTCTGCTAACTTAGATTCTGTGACTATCACTGGACAAGCAAATGTAGACATTACAGGTCAAGAATTAACTGCTACAGAAGGAACATTAACTTTAGACGCAAATACATTTGCTACAGTTTCTGGTGAATTATTATCTGTAGCTCAAGGTAGTGTTGTTGCATCTGCTAACGCAGATGTTTCAGTTACTGGTCAAGAATTGACTATGCAAGAAAACGCTCCAGATGTTACTGGAGATGCAAATATTTCTTTAACCGGTTTTGCTTTATCCGCTTCTCTTGGAACAGCTGTTTTAGATGCAAATAGTTTAATTAATATAACCGGTCAAGAATTGACTATGCAAGAAGGTACCGCTACTGCAGATGATGCAAGTGCTGAAATCACTGGACTTTCTATGTCAATGTCATTAGGAACTGTTAAAAATATTATGTGGAGTGAAGTAAATACAGGAACTATCCAACCATGGACGGAAGTTGACACTGCCGCATAAATGAAATATTATGATATAATTTAAGGAATCTAAAATATGGCAAATACTACATCAGCTAATTTAAAACTAACCGTACAAGCGACTGGAGAAAACTCAGGAACTTGGGGACAAATTACAAATACTAATTTACTTATTTTAGAACAAGCAATTGGTGGTTATGATGCAGTTGCTTTAAATGCAACAACCGGTGCCACTTTAACTTTTTCAAATGGTGCTTTGTCAAATGGTAAAAATCAAGTTATACGATTAACGGGAACTATTACTTCAAACGTAAATGTTGTTATTCCAGATGGAATTGAAAAAACTTATTTAATTGAAAATGCAACAACAGGTGCTTTCACTGTCACATTTAAAACCAGTTCTGGAACTGGTGCTACATGGTCTACTACAGATAAAGGATACAAAATTGTATATTCTGATGGAACTAATATAGTAGATATTACAGCTGATTTAGGAAATATTACTGCTGGTGATGTTATTTCAGGAAGTATAACTGCTACAGGAAATATTGTGCCTGGTGCAAATGACACTTATGATTTAGGAGCTTCTGGTAATGTGTGGAGAAATTTATATACTGGAGATTTACATTTATCTAATCAGGCTAAAAATGAAGGAAATATTGTGGATGGAACTAAAGGAAATTGGACTTTACAAGAAGGAAAAGATGATATATTTATGATAAATAATATATCTGGAGAGAAGTTTAAAATTAATTTATCTAAGATAGAAGGAGATTCATAATGGGAGTAGTATCGTGCGGAACTACAATGTTAGACCAAGGAGTTTTCCAAAATATTGGAACTGTCACTTGGGACACCACAGCTAAAACTGCATCGTTTACAGCAGTGAGTGGTAATGGTTATTTTGTTAACACTACATCTGGAGCAATAACTTTAACACTTCCAGCAACACCTTCTGCAGGTGATATTGTAGCATTTAAAGATTACGCATTCACATTTGCAACAAATAATTTAACAGTAGCTGGAAATGGTTCACCGATTGGTGGAGTAGATGGAACTATAAATCCTACTTATAGTACAAACGGAACTTCTAAAACATTTATTTATGTTGATGGTACAAAAGGTTGGTTAGTCACCAACGAATCAACAGATACCTCACAAGAAGAAAATGTTCAATATGTAACAGCTACAGGAGGAACAATTACTTGTTGTGGCGATTACAAAATTCATACTTTTACTGGACCAGGTACTTTCTGTGTTTCTTGTGCTGGAACTCCATCTGGTTCAGACACAGTAGAATATCTGGTAGTTGCAGGCGGAGGTGGTGGTGGTCGAGGAGCTCCACCTGCTTTTTCAGGTGCTGGAGGTGGTGCAGGTGGTTTTAGAGAAGGATTCAATCCTGGTTCTTATTGTGCCTCTCCATTAGCAACAACATCTTTACCAGTTAGTGTTACAGGTTATCCAATTACAGTTGGAGGAGGTGGTGCTGGTTCTGCTTCAACTGCGTCTGCAGGGACTAGTGGTTCAAATTCAATTTTTTCAACAATAACATCAGCAGGAGGAGGTGGTGGTGGTTCACCTGCTGCAAGTGCTCTTAGTGGTGGATCAGGTGGTGGAGCAGGTGCAGGTAGTCCACAAATTGGTACATTTGGATCAGGAAATACTCCTCCTGTAAGTCCTCCTCAAGGTAGAGATGGAGGAGATTATGGAGCAGGACCATTAAATTATGGTGCTGCAGGAGGTGGCGGTGCTATACAAGCAGGATCAGATAGTGCAAGTGGACAAGCAGGAGGTGGTGGTAATGGTACAACAACTTCAATTTCAACAAGTCCAACAGCTTATGCTGGTGGTGGTGGAGGAGGTGGTTCAAATTACAATATGACAACATCAGCGGGTTCAGGTGGAACAGGAGGTGGTGGAGCAGGAGGATCAACCCAAAACGTAGTTGGTACTGCAGGAACAGTAAATACTGGAGGAGGTGCTGGAGGTGGTGGTAGAGCTGCATCTGGTGGAGCAGGTGGTTCAGGAATTGTTATTATTAGATACAAATATCAATAATAGAATGTATTTACTAAATAATAAACTTAATATATAATAGGATATAATTATGGCACACTTTGCAAAATTAGGAGCGAACAGTAAAGTTATTCAAGTGTTAACTTTAAATAATTCTGATATGTTAAACGCTGACGGAGTTGAAGACGAAGCAGTAGGTCAACAATATTTAGAGACACACAATAATTGGCCTGCACAAATGTGGATTCAAACTTCTTACAACACATCTGGCGGACAACATAAAAATGGTGGAACTCCATTTAGAGGAAACTATGCAGGGATTGGTTATACTTGGGATGAAGATAATGAAATCTTCTGGCCTAAAAAACCTTATGCTTCATGGGTAAAACATATTGCAACTGCATCTTGGAAATCTCCAATCGGTGATGCACCTGCACAACTGGAATGAAGAAAATCAAACCTGGGATTTGACAAATACTTTAGCATAATATATATCCGGTGGTGGTATGCAAAAGAAAGTTTTAACAGAGCAAGCTTTATACTTCGGTGACGTTTCAATGCCTAAAGGTTTTGAGATAGACCGAGATAAATTATCAGGCGACATTTTACAATCTACATTTACAGATTCAGAGTTTCCATTTTCAAGAACATGGGACATGCTTAATACTTACATGAGAGATCATGTAAATTTAGAATATGGTTTTAAACTTGTTAATAAAAGAACTTGGG